CAATTCGTAAATATGAAACGCGTCCAGTGAGTTCTTGGTTGCAATCTTCGTGGTAGAGATTTCACGAGATGGAACACGCTTACCATTCACTTGATACTGAATGGAAGAGAGTTCATCACAAATACCCGTAAGTCCCGAACGAGTTGCGGTCAAGCAAGTATCTTGAGAATGCTTAGTTGTTCCACAAGCATTGCTACTATCTGTCCCTTGAATCACATAAGTTCCCGAACCCGAAATAATCTCCGCAGATGTGTAAACTGTAGAATCAGTGGGAACAACTAATAGAGACTTTGCTCGGGAGTTCTGAGAGAAAATCTGAAAAGTTGTCTGTCTATCAGTAGCAAGAATACTATGCTTGTAATTTGTAGTAGACATAATATCGAACTCTATGGCTTTTCCTTCTCGGACTTTTTGAACCATTCCCCTTTCATATGCGGGGTCTAAGATTACTTGACTTACCGTGAGACTTACACTACTCACTTCATAAGATGCGTCATAAGAAGATTTACCCGCAACAGCAGTAGAATACATTACATATCCTTCACTCGTAATATCTACTCCATCATTATCCACAGAAGCAGTAGTCTTGACTTCTATGAGACCACCACTTCCATTCGCAGCAGAACTGAGATTAATCTCAGAAATAGTCATTGTCGCAGACATTTCCGAGAATGAACCATTATTGGAAACCTTTGCGAAATTAAAAGTCTCTCCAACAACAAATGGAAACTTATCAACTCTATCAGTCCCCGAAAGATTATTCTTAGCGGAAACATAGAAAGTGTCACTACTTGAACCATTCACCCAACCATCGGGAGTAGACGAACCATTGAGCGAATGAAAGTGTGGATTGAGATTCAATCGTGTATCAACAAGCACAGAATCTAACTGCTTAATCACAACTGGAGCATCATTAAGGTCAATTTCAATGTAAAGACCATTTGTCATCATAACCGGAAAAATAGTGCTGGAATCAGCAAAAATACCCGTATGGAGTGGAATACAAATCTTAGCTCTCAAGAAATCGGCATCAGAAAAAGCAGTAGTCTGATTACCGCTACTTTTCTTGAAATACGGACTCGTCAGAGTATTTGCCATTGGAGTCATGGAAGTCCCTTCACTACCACGATTACCGGGAGTGTGAACAGCACAACCTTCACGCAAAGCACGAACATTCTCAATATTCTTATCTTTATCATAATCATACTTTACCGATACATATGTGGCATAATCCGAAATCTCTTCTAGTAGATTACCACGAGAACCATCATAAATGCGAATATTCTTAATAAGAGTAGAAGTACATTTATCCAACTGGAGACGAGTGGGAGTTCCACCAGTCGGGAGTTTTAGTTTCACACCAAAATCAAGATACGTTTCACGACCGTCCATAAACTTAGTTGATGGATCAACGAATAACTGAACTTTCTGTCCCGGAGAATATGAGAGTCCATTCTCACTTGGGATAGATATTTTCTTCTCACCGACTCTTACAGAATCATCAACTTTCCAAAACTGAGACATCTTTTTATAAAAGATAGCAATATAAAAATATGAGATAAAAAATTATCAAAAAAGTTTAATTGGGGTTTTTCACTTTCAGAGCAGTTTACTGAACTCTTCCAGTAACTACTGTTTCAGTTCTTGGTGCTACTACTTCTTTTTGAGTTTCAGATTGTTGTTGTGTTTGTAAATCAGATGCTTGTTTATCTTCATCTAGTTTTTCCCCGACTTCATCCACAGCACCCGATGCTAAATCAAGAACACCACCCAATAATGCTGCTGGTGGGAATGCCATACCAACTACGTCTGCTGCTGCTCCCCCGATTTGTAAAAGATTACCCGCTTTCTCCCAATTGTTATTTCCAGCAATACCCTTTGCTTGTATGTCTTCATAAATATCTAATCCACCTTGAGCAGCCCCGAATAATCCCCCAGCTGTTTTTCCAGCAACTCCAAGACCCTTTGACATTAATGTTTCAGCAACTTCTCCACCTTCGGACTTTAATGCTCCCTTTAATGCTCCACCCGTAGCAGTTTCAAGAGATTCTCCAATATCACCAGCAGCAGATTCAGTTGCTTCCGTTGTTGCTCTACCAAGTCCCCCTTCTTCCACAGTTTCCGATGGTGGTGATGTGACTTCTTGTTTCCCGAATATCTTTTGTTTCAAACTAAGTTCACTCCCTTCACGCTGGGTAGTTTCTGCTTCTTCTACGGGATTTGATGCTTTTCCCGATTGTTTTGCTCTGTAATCTTGATATGCCTTTATTTTATCGGGCATTCCTTTTCCCGACCATAGAGCCGTTCCAGTGTCTTTTAATTGTTTCAAAGTATCTGCTGAAGATTCTTGACTTTTCAATGAAGCAAACTTATCCGCAATATCCGAATTATGTTGACGAATTCGTTCATTCAAATCTCTTACTTGCTGTCGCTGAGCATTTCCCAACGAAATTGCCGCCGAGTTTGTTCCATACAAATCCATTTTATAATTATGATTATATAATATTTTAACATAAAAAAAAATCAATTATAATACTATGAAGAAATATATTCAAGGTGATATTCACGAAGTCATTAAAACTCTTGATGATAATAGTATAGATTTTATTTACACAGATCCCCCATTTGGAACAACAAAAGCATCGTGGGATAAAGGTTTACGATGGAACGAATTATTTGATGAAATGTGGAGAGTTTTAAAAGATGATGGAATAATTTGTCTTTATTCTTCCATTCCATTCACTTATGAATTATATAAATATGAAACACCGAAATATCATTATTCATGGAAGAAGAATAATAAAACTGGATTTTTTCAAGCGAAATATCAACCATTAAGACAGATGGAAGAAATAAATATTTATTATAAAAAGCGTGGAACTTACAATTCGCAAATGGTTGGTGATGATTATTACCCAAAAAGAAATGTTAAAGTCGGGGGAAGAAATGGATATTATGGAGAAGCTCTAAAAGATAAAGATAATGAATATATTTCAACCGATGGAGATGGACATAAAGGACGATATCCAACGACTTTTAAAGATTGGAAAGTAAGAAAAGATAATACCGGAATTACAAGAACCGATGAACAAATAGATTATTTTATTAAAACTTATTCTAATGAAAATGATACAATATTAGATATGACTTGTCATTGTCAATATGTTGGAGATAGATGTGAAATATTAAACAGAAATTATATCGGGGTTGACTTAGAGTTAAACTTCTAATTCTTCTTCTGTATCATTACTTCTCACTGGATAGATTTGTTTTTCAAATCGTAAGAATGCTTGAGCCGGATTTTCACTGAGTTTCAAATATAAAAATGAAAATCTATCTCTGTGTGCTTCATTATATAATCTCATGAAGTTTTCTTCTCCACCCACTAAATCCCCATACTCTTCTGCGATTTTTGAAAGTTCTTTACTATTCTGCTGTTTACAGATTATCACGTCAGTCGCATTATTACGTATCATACCCGCAACAGCACGGAAAGATTGAACCGCAATAATATAGAAATCAATGTAATGTCTGAATCTTGTTGCGAAAAATGAGACTTGATTTGTTTTCTTAAAATCTTTTGTTAATACATCGTCCATAACTAACGCATAAGTCGGTCTTTCACTTTTATCTTCATATTCAGATTGTGAACGTTTTATATCATCAATCATACTATCTTCATAATGGTCAGAACAATCAAAATGTTTTGCTAAGATTTTACCTTTATGATCTGTATGCATAGTTGTGGATATTATTCGCACAATATCAAACTTATCTTTATAAAACTCGGGATTACAAAACATATTGACTAAGAGATTACTTTTACCACTTCTTACACTCCCGATAACTAAACATAATGATGGCATTTGTGGGAGATTCTGGTGAATGTCATCAAACTTTTCATTCGGTTCTTCATCTTTCACCTTTAACACTTTGGGTGCTTTCTTTGACATTATATTTACTAGATAGATATTTATTTATTATTAATAATTCTATTTAATTTTGTTTTATGTCGTTTCACTAACATATCACACAACCGTCTATCATTCTTTGGTTGATATCGGGGTTCTCCCCCAACATTAAGATGTTTGTATTCTTTATACCAATTACCCCACTTCACACCATATAATTCAGCAATGAAATTATCACAATACCACGCGTGAATTTGTGGTGGGAATATCCACCCAAACATTTCATAATGAGATTTATGAAGTAAGAATTGAGTGGGGATTGCTGTATTATTACTATATCCCGCACTATATCCAATATTAAGATTCTTCTTTAATCCTTTCAAGAATATCCCGAGCCATTCATTTCTGTTATCGAATGAAATATCATCTCCACATACTTGAAAATATTCATGACCATCAGTAATCGCATATTCACATAAATCATTCCAAATGTGAGTAACTTTTCCTTTATACTCATCAGTAAATGGAAACCATTTGAGTTTTACACCATTGATGGATAATTTTTCGGGGAGAGTCATATTAGAATATAATTCATCATCATAATCATAACCGATATAAACTTCAATATCAAAATCGTGATTTAATCTTTCAATAGAAGGTAAGAAAACTTTATTCAAATATGAATCACTGAAATCTTTCCAT